TCATCATTAATTTAGTATTGAGATGTATATGTAGTTTCTCTAACATCTCAGCTTCTTCCCCTACAATGCTCACATTTATTCGCTTTTGTGCAATGTCAGTATCAGTCATAATTTTTTTCCTTCCGTGACATTGACAGCTTGACACGGATTTCACGTCCCTGTAAAGTGGGCAATGTTGAAATATTATTTCGTTTAGATATTTTAAAATGAGAGAATGAAAAATGATTGGCTTTACTGTACCAATGAAGATCAATTCTGAGAAAAAGCATTCAGTCAGATATGATGCTTTAGATAAAGATGCTGGTATTACATCAGTGTATCTGATGCGAACATCATTACCAGCCAAGATACCACAATCAATTATAGTCAAGGTGGAAATGGAAAATGATTAAATATGAAAATCAAGATAGTATACCTGATCCACCACGATATAAGATACAATATGGCGATGAAGCTCGCTTTGCTGAATGGTCAGATTGGATTAGTGCTGATACACCATTACCAGATAGTAATATATTATGTTTAATTACTGAAAAAACTATGACACTAAATGAATGGAATGAATACGCTAGGAAATATTTAAATAAGAAAGATGTTATTAAATGAATAATACATATATAGAGTATGAGCATAAGCTTAATAATGGTAAGTCAATTAAAGCTTATAAAGGTTTTACCGTTTGTCCTGATTGTCAAACCAAGTTTGAATTAGAAACAACCGCTCCAGAATTATTTGGTAAAGCTGTATGTTTGGAATGCTTTAAAAAAAAGGATAAAACTGATGCCTGATATTCGCGATGTTCTTAAAGGTTTAAGTGTTGATGACAGAGCTTTATATAGTGAAGTCCGTACTGTAATGCGCAGAGCTTATCTATCAGCTCATGCTAAGCTTCTTCCTATTGATCAGTATGAAGCTGTTGATGATGCATTCCTTGACTTGATTGATATTAAAATAGCAACTCTATTTGACAGAGCTGGTGTATTTAATCATAGTGATGGTCATCTTAATACCAATACCGCTAAAGATATTGAGCAAGAAGTTAAAGATGCTGCTGAAACAGCAGCCACTAGACTTATGCGCCAACCAACTCCTCAGCCATCATGGGGAGAAAATAAATCTAATGGTTGGGCTAAGTGATGAATTGGAATAATCAAGCTGCTACGCAATGGCCTAGCACTAATCCTCTTGATACAATGACTGAGGATCAACTTTTGCTGCTATGGGAGCAAAAGAAGAAAGCTATTGAGATAGCTAAAGAGGAGGAAATGGACCTTCGCAAGTACATTGTGAAGCGTGAATTTCCTAAACCTCAAGAAGGAATGAATACCAAGGAATTAGGTAATGGATACCAACTCAAAGCGGCTATTAAATATAATTATACTCTCGCTGATAATGACACTGTTGAGCATTGCCTTAATAGAATTGCGAATATCGGTAATGCTGGCACTTTTGTTGCTGACCGTTTGGTTAGTTGGACACCTAATTTTAAACTTTTAGAATATAGACAACTACAGGAAGATGCTGAAAAACAAGATAAAACTGCAATTGAAATAATTAAAATAATTAATGATATGTTAACCATAAAAGAAGCGTCCCCCACTCTCGAAATAAAAGCACCAAAATCTAAAAAATGAAGTCTTGTATATACCAAATTTTAAATTTAATTAATGGAAAATTTTACATAGGGCATAGTTATGATTATGACATAAGATGGTTTGAACATGAGAGAAAGCTTAGAAAAGGCAATCATGATAACCAACATTTACAAAGAGCTTGGAATAAATATGGCCCTAATGCCTTTGAGTTTATAGTTATAGAACTTGTGCCTTTAAATAAAATGCTAGAACGCGAACAATTTTGGATTGATAGTTTAGGAGCTTGTGATATAGAATTAGGGTATAATATAAATCCAGATGCGTTACGACCACCATCGCCATTAGGAAGAATTAAAAGTCAAGAAATAAAAAATAAAATGTCAGTTTCTATGACTGGAATAAGAAAATCAAATACAGATAAGATGAAAAAACCTAAATCTGAAGAACATAAGAAAGCTTTAAGTTTTGCTAAAAGAGATATGACAAATTGGCCTTGTCCTGAAGGTTATTATTGTAATTGTAATATCTGTAGACCTAAACGTAATAGAATGAAAAATTATCCTAACATTAGGTAAATAATGAACATCTCTGATCTTAAAGCAGCAGGGGAATTTGCACAAAACTTCGGCTGCAAGGCACTTGTATATGGCCCTGCTGGTACTGGTAAAACACCAATACTCAATTCAGCTCCTAGACCATTATTGCTTGCTACTGAGCCGGGGTTATTATCCATGCGAGGATCAAAAATCCCTACATGGGAAGCTTATACACCAGCTAGGATTGATGAATTTTTCAAGTGGTTCTTCAATTCAAATGAAACTAAAAATTTTGATACATTAGGTGTTGACAGTGCCAGCCAAGTAGCTGATGTTTATTTAGTTGACGCTTTAAAGAATAATAAACATGGTTTAAAAGCTTATGGCGAAATGGCAGATAACACGATGGAGCATTTAAGAACGCTATATTATACACGATATAAGCATACTTATGTTATCTGTAAGGAAGAAATTAAAGATGTAGATGGTCAAACAATGCGCCGTCCATATTTTCCCGGACAAGTCCTCCCTATCATGGTTCCTCACTTATATGATTTCATCATACGTTGTGCTAAAACAAATGTACCGGGAGTAAATGGTGAAACATTAGCTTTCCAATGTGTGGGTAGTTATAACATCTTATCTCGCAATAGAACTGGTAATTTAAATCAATATGAAGAACCACATTTTGGGAGATTAATCGAGAAGGCAATGACAAATCAACCAATAGGAGTTTATTGATGAAGTCTAATCTAATAGATATAGCTGCTGAATTACGTCATGAAACAGCTAATGCTTATCTATTAGCTGATGGAAGAACAGAAATTAAAAAGGGAGAGACTAAGCCTAGCGAATTAAGAGTTTGGGTGCCTAAATCTCAAGTTGAAATGAGTGATAATAATATATTTACAATGCCTGAATGGTTGGCATTAGAAAAAGGATTTATATAAATGACTAAAGATAAACCTAAGAAGCGTGGTCGTAAGCCGGGAGTTAAAGTAGGACCATATAGTATTACATTGAAACAGCTACGCAATGAAATTAAAGTTTTAAGCAGTAAAGTAGCAAAACTAGAAAAGGTGTTAGGATAATGTGTCCATCTGGTGAACCAATTGAAGAAAAAGAAATGGTAGATAGTGCGAAAGATGAACGTACTATCAACAATACTATGCGCCATCAATACAAAATTTTATCTGATATTGAGAAGCAAAATATGGTAGCAATTAAAGATTTTGGTTTAGAACTTATAACATATATTGATAGCCTAGGTTCTAAACGTGAATACTCTATTGCTAAAACTAAAGTAGAAGAGGCTGTCATGTGGGCAGTCAAAGGACTTACAGGATAACTAAAATGCAGATGTCGGGTGGTTTTAATGCTAATCAGTTTGAACCAAATCAAGGATTTGGTATTCATCCTCCAGCTCAAAAAATTGCATTTACTATTACTGGCACAGAAATTAAAGAAACTGCTGCTAAGGATGGTGGATATTTTGTAGTAGAGTTTACTTCTCCAATTGGAATGATACGCCACAACTACAACATTTGGAATAAGACGCCAAAGGCTGTAGAAATTGCTCATGGTCAATTATCAGCATTGTGTAGAGCTGTTAGTCGCTATACAATCAATTGGCAAGATGAAGGTGCAGCATTGCGCGGTGCTCAAGGTTTGATGGATGTTGGGTATCAGAAAGGGGAGGAACCTTCTGCTACTAATCCAGACGCCAAGGGCTACACAGAGTTGAAGCGAGTGTATGACGTGGCGGGTAATGATCCTTCCAAGCCTGCTCAGGCTCAACAGGGAGCACCGCTACAGCAGCAGCCGGGAGGGAATTGGGGTAAGACAGCGGACGCTCCTAACCCCACTGCAGCGCCTCCTAATGGCTCTTGGGGAGGTAATCAGAGTGCTGCGCCGCAACAGCAAAATCCCGGCCAAGCATGGCAACCGGGAAATACTAATCCAAGTCCTAATCCTCCTTGGGGCAACAGAACATAATTACAGCCTAAGACTAACATAATTGCTGTAACAACTGCCCTGCTATTCACAATGGGGAAAATTTAGAGTAGCAGGGCATTTTAATAGGTGAGCAAATGAATGAAAATAGAAAATATCATTTAAAAAAGATGCTTAATGAATTAAGAAATTTAAAATTTGATAAAGATATTACTAGGGAGTATTTTAGTATAAATAAAACAGAACGCTCAATATTATCAATTTTAATTCAAGCTGAATTAGATAAAAAATGATCAATCTAAATAATCCAGAAGATAGAGATAAGCTAGCTTCACGTATCGAAGAAGATATTGATGCTTATTGTGCTGAGCATTATGATCATGGTCATAGAAACCATTTAGGAGCTTCTGATCTAGGTGAAGAATGTTGGCGTAAGCTTTGGTATAATTTCAGATGGACTAAGGAAGAAGTATTTGATGGAAGAATGCTTAGGCTATTTAATGTTGGTCATCAAGCTGAGCCAAGGTTTGTATCATATCTTAGAGGAATTGGATTTGAAGTTAAAGAATTTGACGAAAATAGAAAGCAATTTCATATCTCAGGAGCTAAGGGACATTATGGCGGTTCACTAGATGGAATGTGCAAAACACCAAAGCACTATGAAATAAGTGAAGATATAATTATTTCATTGAGCTTCAAAACTAATAATACAGGATCAGGATATAACAAAGTAGCTGAAGAACATTTATCAAAAGCTAAGCCTAAGCATTGGGCACAAGAATGCCAATATGGTTATAAAACTGGTATTCGTTATTGCATCTACATGATTGAAAATAAGAATGATAGTGATATTACAGTTAAAATTGTAGAGCTTGATTGGAATTTAGGAGCACAGCTAGAAAAGAAAGCTGAAGATATAATATTTGCTAAAGAACCCCCACCACGAATTAGTGAAAATCCTAGTTTTTTTAATTGTAAATATTGTAATTTCTCAGGTATATGTCATAAAAATGAACCTGTAGAAATAAATTGTCGCTCATGTAGAAATGCAGAACCAATTGAAGATGCTCAATGGTACTGTCATAAATTTAATAATACTATACCTAAAGATTTCATTTCTAAAGGATGTGATCATCATCTTGGTATTTAAATGAATATAGAGTTACGTCCTTATCAAATAGACGGATTAAATGCACTTTGGAATTATTTTCAAAGTGGTCAAACTGGTAATCCTGTTTTATGTTGGCCTACAGGTACAGGTAAAAGTATTGCTCCTGTAATCTTTATTCGAGAAACTATGAGACTTTGGCCTACCCAAAGATTTATGCTATTAACTCATGTTTCAACTCTTATTTCTCAAAATGCTAATATTTTAAAATTAGTATGGCCAGAAGCACCACTAGGTATTCATAGTGCAGGTTTAAAACAACGTGATACAGCTCATCCTATAATTTATGCTGGTATTCAAAGCACAGTAAGGAAAGGAGCTACCCTATTCGGAAGGCGTGATATTATTTTTATTGATGAGGCGCATTTAATTTCTAATAACGATGCATCAATGTATAATACTTTTCTTGCTATGATGAAGCTTATAAATCCAGCTTTAAAAGTCATTGGAATGACTGCTACTCCCTATAGAATGGGGAGTGGTATGATAACTGATCAAGGTGGAATTTTTACAGATATTTGTCATGACCTAACAAGCTTAAACGGTTTTAATCAGCTTGTTGAGCAAGGTTTTATTTCTCCTTTAATTCCGCTCAGAACCAAGACGGAGCTTGACGTTTCAGATGTTGGAGTACAGCAAGGCGAGTTTGTTGCTACTCAACTTCAAGGAGCTGTTGATAAAGCAGAGATAACTTATAAAGCACTTCAGGAATTAGCACATGCTGGGAAAAATCGGAGAAGCTGGCTTATCTTCGCATCAGGTATTGAACATGCTGAGCATATTGCAGAGCAACTTGGGGCTTTTGGGATTGATTGTGCTCCGGTGCATTCAAAGCGAGAAACAAATTATAACGATGAAGCAATTAGAGCGTTTAAACGAAATGAGCTTAGAGCTATCGTTAATTACGGAAAGCTTACGACAGGATTTGATCACCCTGAAATTGACCTTATAGGAATGTTAAGACCAACCTTGAGCGTACCATTATGGGTGCAGATGCTAGGACGGGGCACAAGGCCTGCTGAAGGTAAGAACAATTGCTTGGTTTTAGACTTCGCCCGCAACACGCCTCGCCTTGGTCCTATTAATGATCCTGCTATTCCTAAGATGAAAAAGGGATTACCGGGAGAAATGCCAATTAAGCTCTGTGAAAATTGTGGAGCTTATAATCACATTTCTGCTAAAGTTTGCTGTCAATGTAATGAAGCTTTTACCTTTCAGCAAAAGCTTGTTTCAAAAGCTGGTACTGAAGAATTATTGAGAGCTGCTATAAAAGAAGAATTACCAATTATTGAAACCTTTCCTGTTCAATACGCTATTTACGCTAAACATAAAAATCATTTCAATGACAAACCTCCTACGCTAAAGGTAACTTATTTCACAAATGGACTATCCTATAAGGAATATATTTGCTTGGAGCACAAAGGAATGGCTGGTAAGATTGCTAGGGATTGGTGGAGGCGTCGGCATAGAGAAGAACCACCTTTAACAATAGACAATGCTCTTTTAAAAATAAGCGAATTACGTTGCCCTAGATATATTAGAGTACACTGTAATAAAAAACATCCAGAAATTCTCTCTTGTGAGTTTTAAATTATGTTTACTTATACTATGAATACAGGAAGGCAAATCTTTGTAGATGATGAAGATAAAGATATTTTATTTAAATATCATTTAAATACTATGATAACTAAGGGAGGATATACTAGATATGTAGTTTGTAAATTTTTAGTAACTAATAAACATGCTGGAATGCTACATAGGATAATTTTAAATGTTAAATCTAGAAATATTTTAGTTGATCATGAGAATGGTAATGGATTAGATTGTACTAAAAATAATTTAAGAATTTGTGATTTTTCACAAAATCAATTTAACAGACGACCTACTAACTTAGAAAATGAAGCTAAAGGATTGCAATTTAGAGAAGATAGAGGTTATTGGACAGCTTATATAAGAGTTAGGGGAGAAAGAATTAGATTAGGAACTTTCGCACTTAAAGAAGATGCTATACAAGCTAGATTAGCCGCTGAGAAATTATATCATGAGGGATTTGCAGGTAATGGCACTTTAAATGTAAAAACATCCTGAAATATTGAGTTGTGAGATGTAAAATGATTAAATGGCTTAGAAATTTATTTGGATTATGCGAACATGATTATATTCATGCTTCAAATATAATGACGATGAATGGACCTAGAGAAGTTTTAATGTGTAAAAAATGTCATAAACTTTCTTATAGGTATTGGCCTAAAAATGTATAAACATAATTACACACCTTATTCAGGAATATTTACAACGTTAGTTAATGGTAAGATATTTGAAGGAATTAATAAAATAATGTATAAACAACCAACTCCAATCATTAGGCAAAATGTTTATCTAGAACTTCAATCTGATTTAGTCAGATTGATAGCTAATTCTAGAGCTTACCAAAACTGTTTAAATTGCCAGCATTGGAGTAATGAACGTGACTTATGTAAAAAATTTAACGCTAAGCCTCCTACTGAGATAATTGTATATTCTTGCCCTGAGTACCTTGATGATGATAATATACCTTTCTGATGGCACGTAAACCAACTATTAAAACTGAAACTAAATCCTCACTTCTTCAAGCGTTAGAATTTTGTTCATGTGTTAGTGAGAAACTAGGAACACCATATGAAACGCATATTGGTCTTAAAAATAATTGGGCTATTGCGTTTAATGGTATCATTGCTGCTGGTGCTCCAATTATTGAAGATTTGTATTGTCATCCTCACACTCTTTTAATGGTTGAAGCTCTATCTAAATGCGATGAAGGTTATTCATTTACTCAATTGGATAACGGAAGGCTATCAATTAAATCAGGAAAATTTAAAGCTATTGTACCTTGCCTTGATCCTAATTTAATGCAGGATGCTCAACCTGATCCTATGATAGCTCCTATCACCAATCGCTTTAAAGAGGCTGTAGAAGCAGTAGGAGTATTAGCAAGTGAGAATGCACAACATGTCTTAACAGCTTCAATTTTAATGAATGGGCAAAGCGTCATATCAACTAATCGCTTAATGCTTTTTGAATATTGGCATGGGTTAGATTTACCACCTAACATACCTTTACCAAAACAATTTGTATCAGCTCTGGTAAAACAAAAGAAAAATCTTATTGGATTTGGATTTTCAAATTCATCAGCTACATTTTATTTTGAAGATGGATATTGGCTAAGAACGCAGCTATATTCTGATACGTGGCCTGATGTAAGCAGGATATTAAATATTGAAGCTAATCTATGGGCTATTGATCCTAATTTCTTTAAAGCTTTGGAAGCTATTGCACCATTTTCAGATAGTGGTAATGTTTATTCTGATATAAATTTACTCATGAGCCATCCTGAAAATACAGGAGCAAGTCATGAATGCAACGGTATTCCAAAAGGATTTATTTATCCAATTAAACAGCTCATGATGATGAAGGGACATGTTAAAACTATTGATTTTATGGCTAAGGGATTAAGTGGAGCTAGTTATATGCTTAAATTTGAAGGTGACGCGATGCGGGGAGTTATTAGTGGCCGTGAACGGAATTAAAGTATTAAGTTTATTTGATGGAATAGCTTGTGGGTTAGTTGCATTAAAAAGAGCTAAAATAAATATATCAGAATATCATGCTTATGAAATAGATTATAAAGCTATTCAAGTTACTAAAAATAATCATCCTGAAGTTATTCATCATGGTTCAGTTGAAAATGCTAATTTTAGTAAATTTAAAAATATTGATCTAATAATAGGAGGATCACCTTGCCAAGGATTTAGTTTTTTAGGTAATCAATTGGGCTTCAATCATCCTGAATCAAAATTATATTTTGAATTTGAAAGAGCTATTAAAGAAATTAAGCCAAAATATTTTTTATTAGAAAATACACCAATGGATTGGTCTTATGTTTTAACTATTAATAAAAGACTTAATGTTAATTATGTTGAATTAAATTCAGTAAAAGTTTCAGCACAACATAGAAAAAGATTGTATTGGAAAAATTGGGAAGTACCAGAACCTTATGATTTTAAAATAAATTTACAAGATATATTAATTAGAGATTATAAATTAATTAAAAATTATAAAGTTAATAAAACTCCATCTAGAGATAAAATGTGGTTAGAAGGTAAATGTAAAAATATAACTTATTCTAATAAATCAAATTGTCTAACTACTCGCCAGGATAGATGGGGAAACGCCGGTTTAATAGAATTTGAAGATTATTGTAGGTATTTAACTCCTATTGAATGTGAAAGATTACAAACTTTACCTGATGATTATACTAAAGGATTTAGTCCAAATGAAAGATATAAAATGTTAGGAAATTGTTGGACTATCAATATGATTTCTTGGTTATTTTGGTATTCTCCATTCGGAAATAATTAATGCAATTAAATCAAAATAATCTAATCACGTTTGAGAAGTCTGTAGACCTTCTCCCCTACAAACCACGCGAATTTATCAAGCGTGAGTTAATGACTGATGCTGAGATATTGGCTAACATAGGATCAGATTTATTTGTAGATGTTGAATGCCATCCTAATTATTTCTTATGTGCTTTTAAATCTCCCAAACTGAATAAATTCATTCAATTAGAGTGTGGGGAAGGTAAATCATTTAATCAACAATTCCTATCTTGGCTGCTCCATAACTATAGAACAATTGGCTTTAATTCAATCAAGTTTGATTTGCTAATGATATGGTTAGCTTATCGTAATCAAGATACTTATATTTTAAAAGATGCAACTAATGATATAATCTTAAGTGAAATGCGTTCACAAGAATTAAAAAAGAAGTATGGATTTTTTACTTACAAAACTCCTCATATTGATTTAATTGAAGTAGCTCCATTGAAAGGAAGTTTAAAACTTTACATGGCAAGGCTTCATGCTCCTCGCATTCAAGAGCTACCAATTGATCATATGAAAGAATTAACTGAGGAAGAAATAGAAATAATTAAACAGTATAATGCTAATGATCTAAACGGAACAGAATTGCTTTTTAATTTTATGAAAGAGCGTCTAGACCTTCGCCAGAATATGAGCATTGAATACAATGAAGATTTAATGAGCAAGTCAGATGCTCAAATTGCTGAAGTAGTATTAGCTAAGGAAGTTGGTAAAATTAATAGTAGCCGTCCTAAAAGAGCTGAAATAGATACAGGAACTATTTATAGATACTCAATTCCAAATTATATTGAGTATCAATCTACTGAATTAAAGCTAATGCTTGGTAAAATCAGAGTAGCTAAATTTATTGTCAATGGATTTGGAAAAATTGATTTACCAGAGGAGTTAAAAACTAATGTCAGAATTGGAACAGGATCATATAGACTTGGTATTGGAGGATTACATTCTTCTGAAAAGAATGTTCGATATATCAGTGACAACAATAACAGTATTGTCGATAGGGATGTTGTTAGCTATTATCCTAAAATAGTAACCACTTTAGGATTATACCCACAATCATGCGGACCAGCATTCCTAGAAGTTTACAATCATATCATTGATAGTCGAATAGCTGCCAAGAGAGCTAAGCGGACTACTGAAAGTGCTGGAAAGAAGATTGTTATCAATGGAGCTGGAGGGAAATTTAGCGATTTCTGGAGCATTCTTTATGCTCCAGATTTGACTATTCAAATGACAGTAACAGGGCAATTAGCTTTGCTCATGCAAATAGAAATGCTTGAATTAAATAGCATTCAAGTCATTAGTGCTAATACTGATGGTGTTGTAATGATTGTTAGGAAAGATCAAGAAGATACTTTAAAATATGTTATCAAGGATTGGGAACAACGTACTGGATTTGAAACAGAGGAAACTAGATATGTGGCTTATTATGCTCGTGACGTTAATGCTTATTTTGCCATTAAAGTTGATGGCACGGTCAAGAAGAAGGGTCCGTATTCAGAGATAGGTTCACAATCTGGAACCAAATTAGATACTAATCCAATGGTATTGATTTGCTCTGATGCTGTAGAAGCTCTACTATCAAAAGGAATACCAATTGAGCACACTATTAGAGAATGCAAAGACTTTACAAGATTTGTTACTGTCAGACAGGTCAAAGGAGGAGCACACAAAAACAAAGAATATCTTGGTAAAGTGGTACGTTGGGCTTACATTAAAGGTGAAGCTGGAACTATTAATTATGTTACTACCGGAAATAAAGTAGCTGATACTGATGGAGCTGTGCCGTTCATGGACTTTCCTAACGAATGGCCAGATATTAATTATGATTGGTACATTAAAAAGACTAATGAGATTTTAGAGGAAATTGGGTATCATCAAAGGCCTAAACAATTGCAGTTTTTTTAAAATAGCTTACCTAAATACCTACTAAATAAGCACCTTTGAGGGGCTTTCTTTTTTGGGGTAGGGGTAAGGGCAGAAGAGCCAAAATAACGAATGGGCGAGCCGCGCGGTGCTAATCCTAGCTCACCTTCTCAAGCGTTACCTTGATCGTGTCCCCTTCGGCAAAATCAATGCTTTCCCTTAGAAGATTGAAAAATGCATGCTCATCTTGTGATGAAATAGGACTATCTTTAGTCAATAAAAATTTAACTATTCCATTATTAGGAATAATGGCAGAGCATTTGGTTAGAATTATGATCATGGATGGCTATGAGTTAAAATAAATGCAACTACTGAAATTAAAGTTGCGACTACAATAGCAACTCCGGTAGTAATTGTAATTAAACTTGCCATACTTTCTCTACGAGTATCAGTTTTAGTTTCTGATTTTGTCAATCCTTGAATTGATGCAGCCATATCAGCAAGAGCAGAAGCTAAAGCAGGATCAGCTACACTACTTTTACCTGTTATTGTCCAACGCTCTTGCTCAAGCTTGCCAATACGTTCTGAAAGAGTAGAAATTAAGCCTTGGTTTTGCACAGTTGCTGCATTAATTTGATTAGCAAGGCTTGCGGTTTCTTTAGAAAGTTGAGCTGAAATTAAATCTGATGTAGTTTTAACTTGAACAGTTTGAATATCAAAAATTTGTTTATCATATTCTCGTTTTTGAGTAGCTAATTCATTAAGACGTATTCTATCAGCTTCTCTTAAATCATCAATTCTTTTCCCATCAGCAACTCTTACATCTTCTAATCTCCTAGCATCAGCAATTCTTAATTTTTCATTTGTAACTTCTAAAGCTTTTACTAAATCTTCAACATTTTTGGTAGGATCAATTACTTGACCACCAAGACTATCAATCCCAATTCCCGGTCTATTAGCATAAGTTTGTTTTGTAGGCATAAGCCTATCTCTTATTTACTAGATAATTTATCTACTTGAATTTGCAAATGATCAATTTGCTTTAATCCTCCATCAACTTTAGATGATAATGTACCTAGAGCAACACTATTAGATGTTTGAGCATCAGATAATTTACCTATTTGTGTCCATACTTGTACTTGACCTACTTTTAATTCGCTCAAACCATCTCTCTGACCAGTTTTTAAATCACTTAGCATATTTGAAAATAACCAACCTAAAAGAGCAACTACAACTGGCATACCAAATCGCGCTAATGTAATTGCTAACGTACTATCAATTAAGCTGCGAAATGGAGCGTCTTTATCTGGTACATCAACCATGTTGATTACTTTCAAGAAGAAAAAGCCGGGGAACTGCCCCGGCTCAGACGCTATTAAAACAGTACTTTAACGCCAGCAATAATTTCTGTACTAGGTGTTGCAGCAGATTGAGTTGCACCAAAAAGTATTTCTTTTGCTTGCAATCTAACTTTCACATACTCTTGCAAAGCAGAACCATTACTAAGCTGTTCCATAAGAGCAAATTCAATTTGAGGCGCAACAGCCCAAACTTTATTTGATCCTACACCAAGATAAGCGATAGTCATATCACGCTCAATAGCACCAGCTCCAAAACCAGCCTGTATATTACTAGCAGTAATTCCCGTGGGATTAACAGGAAATGGAGCAATTGAACTAAACGGATTTGGAATATTTAAAAGTGAAAAAGTGCTTTGGATTAGCGAAACAGGCATCCAAATAAAACCCATTTGCTCAAAGCACAAAGGACCAGCTAGAGCAAATCCTTGGTTAGCTCCATTAAAGTTAGTTGCACAAGCACTCCCTTCAATTGCATATGCAAATGGACTATTCTTACTACCCCAAGCATAACCAACAGTAGCACCAATGCTTGCTGTGGTAGTTGTTAAACTTGCTGATGCGATACCGGGAACTGAAGCAGTAACTGAACCACCACCACCTTCTGTATAAAGTCCAACATACAAGCCAGAGCTACCATAAGGATACCCATTAAGCCATGCAGAAGCTGGCACTGGTGCCTTAACCGGAAGATCAGCAGCGATAGCTTTATTGATAGCAGTCACAGCAGGAATATCAGTAGCCAATGCTGCTGTAGCTATCAAAACAGCTAGAAAAGCAAAGAATAACTTCTTCATTTCAAATTCTCCCTTAGTTGTTAAGCCTAGAAACTTTATTTAAAATTGTAAAGATTTCTAGGCTTCAACTAAGATTTAGATGAAGTGTGACTATTCGGTTACACAGCTTTCTTACTCTGAATAAAAATTAAAAGGTTCTTAATCACTGGAATAACAATATTCAAATCACTTTTATTTTGATCACTTAACAATCTTGTCATTGCAGGTAAAGCATTCTCAATATCAGAGATCGCAGTTTGCGATAAACCAGCCATCCCTAATGCTAATTTTATTAATTCATTCATGATGGATTACTCGCTTTAATAGCTGCTACAATCGCTGGAGTTACTGCTACAACATCCTTATTATCAGGCAAAGCTTTTGCGCTAGCTTCATCAGTAACAACTGTAGTATGTGACATATTGCCTACAGTATCTTTTAGTGTTGTTTCTCTTGTAACTATAGCTGGCCATATAACAGATACAGCCGCTAGAATAGAACCTAATACAATACTCCAATCACCAGCACTTAAATTTAAAATATGAGCACCAGCTAAATAACCAGCAGCTACGCCAACCAATGGAGCAAATGTAGTCTGTAATTGAGTTTTGTTCATAAATAATTTTCCTTTTTAAATTGTTTTATCTATCATGCTTAAACTAAGTTTTTCACAGCGATCATTTCTTCCGAACCAATCTGATGCAAACTTTTCTTGACTACGATCATAATTAATTATAGCTTGGTAAAATGCACGTTCATCAGCATGAAATGCAATAATTATTGATGAAATATCGGTAATTGCAGAAATAGCTTTATCTGTTTCACCTCCCCAAATTCCATCAATAGTGATATTAAGACACTTCTGTAATAATCGTGTTCCGCGTCCTGTACCACCATTTACATTAATATTAAATACAGAAAGATTAAGACCGTTAGGTAGTTTTGGACAGTTTGGATTCCAATATTTTTGCCAATAAATTGTATTATATTCGTCAGGAGTAATTAATTTAACTGATTGTAATGGAAATTTTTCAGCAAAACGAAAATAATTATATTCAGTTTGAATAATACCATAATCAGTAGCTCCACCATGATCACCGGGAGTATTAGAATAACCACCTTCTTCTTTTAAAATAAAAGGCATACATGCTAAAAATTGTTCACTATATTGTGTCATTTTATTATCCATTCCATTCAATAATTAAATGACCCTGATCATCAGTTGTATAATTAACCCCAGATGTATTAGCACTATTAACTTGATTTTGTGGGCAACCTGATGAATTTTTTGCTGCTCCAATTAACATAGTAGCTGTATGAAGTCCTATAACATCCTTTTGTACCATATGTGCAATCAATGAAGCATAACCTGCATAATTTATATCATCATGAGTACCTCCTCCCCATGTTCCTGATACTATTGAATTACTATCCCACCCAATTCCATTTAAAATCCCATATGCTCCTAATGTTGAATTATCAAAACTACGCTGTTGATAAAAAGCTGTTACTGTCTCTTTTAATCCAGTAAAAATAGAACCACTATTATTAGGATTATTATTAAATGGTTGCATTACGCTGTAAGGATTACTAGGACAATAAGACATATTTAATTCTTGTGTAATCACCATCATTGTAATATGACGCTGATTATAAGCATTATAAATTTCCCATTTACAAGCAAAACAAGGATCATTTCTTGTTGTTAATTGACCAGCAACACTAATATTTATTGAGCCAATATAATTAGTCATAGAACGAATAGGATTAAATATAGCAGAGCTTAATACTCCTCCCACTTCAAAAATATCATAAGCTCCAATTGCATAATTACTAATATTCAATATAAGATCAACATTAATTCCATTGGAATAATGTAAAATAGAAAATGGAGTATTTATTGTAGCTTTAGGATCAGATGAACCACTTAGATAAGCATGAGGTATTGATTGTGCATAAATTGGAGTAATTAAAAGTGATAAGACAATAATTAAAAATTTCATATTCACATTCCATTTAAAGTTGCTGATAATTGCATATAAAGATTAGTTCCTCCAAAATAAGTACAAGTAAAAGTATTAGCACTAACTTTTTCAATTGCTGCTATAGTATGTAAACCAAAACCCGGAACTCCTGTATAGATAGCAAGTACATCTGTAGATGATGATCCTGTACTAACAAATCCTTGTTTTCCTGAATTTGCTGTTAATGTATCAATACCAATACCAATTAAACATGAACTACTTGCCGAAGCTGTAATGTCATCCCCATATATAGATTGAACATTTAATGTACCTAATCCATCTATATATTGAATTTGATTACTTGTTGAAGCACGAGCTTGTCTAAATGAGTTTACTGTATAAGTCCAGCTAGTTGTAGTATCTTGTACTGCTGATACTACATCTTTTTGATTATAAGCGTTATATACCCCAAATAAAGCATTTTGACCAGAAGTATTAGCTGATCCAAATTGATAAGTAGTCTGCCCATTAGCTGTAGCATAAATAGTTCCTAAATAAGTACCTTGATTAGCACTTATAGAACCATAGTTGGTGGCACCATTAAAACAATTAGCTATAGAATTTTTATTAGTTATATATCCTCTAGTTGTATAATCAAGTTGACTAAATCCAGTACCTCTAGCTGTATTTGATCCTGCTGTATCTTGTGCCCATCCTCCTCCACCACCAGTAGAAGCAGACATAGCAATGCAAATACGATTAGTTCCACCGTGTACCCACCAAACATCGTAAACTTGTCCTGATACAACTTGACCAGCACTAGCAGCTGATACCATAGCATCAGTAAATTCACAAGATGTAATAGTATCTATAAGATCATTTGTTCCATTATAATAAGGAACAGTTTGCCCGATAAAGCAATCATATCTTAAAGTTGAAATATTAGCACAAGGAGAACCACTACAAGACGTAGCTCCCATCACTGGAGTATTAGCGGCTAAAGTTAATCTACCTTGTGGAATAGGAACACTAGCATTAACAGTACAAGTACCAGATACAGTAATATTACAAGTACCAGAAACAGTAATACCATTCCCACCAGCTATTATAACATCAGTAACTGTACCTGAAGCACTAGCAGAAACAATAGGAAAAAACGTCCATCTAGAAGTACCATCTGACCAAAATATAGCAGCTCCATATTGAGCATTAATAGCTACAACAGAACTAACTCCATTAATGGTATCACTACCAGTTTTTTGTAATGTAATAGTTTTAGAAGCAGTAGCTACGCCAGCAAAATCATTAACAATAAATACTTGACCAGCATTAACAGAATTAGCCGCTGGTAATGTATCAGTTCTAGCTGTTGATAATGCTGTATGATAAACCATCCTATCAGTTGAAAGAATAACATAATTAGCATCACCAGTAGAAGTTGCTTCATCAATATTTAAATTTACTCTAGCTGGAGCAATTGTCGCACTTCCTGTACCTCCATTTGCTGTTGGAAGTACACCAGTTACACCACCATTACTAGATGATGCTAAATTACTTGCTGACATAAAGGAACCTGAAATAGTCCCTGAATTAATCGCTGATCCTGCAATAGATGGAGTACCACCTATTGTATAAGTTCCTGTTACTGTTCCGCTCAAAACTGGCGCAGATATAGTAGGACCAGCAATAGTAGGAGATGTAGATAATACCATATTTCCAGTACCAGTTACAGCATTTGAAAGTGTTACTCCTCCATAAGTTAAAGCAGCTCCCATTGTAACAGCAGTATTAAACAAAGATGTACCTGTTACAGCTAAAGCATTTCCTCCAATAGTTGCTCCACCTAATGCTATAGAAGTAGCTGTAGGAGCTCCTAAAACTGGAATACCTGTTAATGTTGGCGTAACAGACATGACAACACTACCAGTACCAGTAATTGCATAATTACCTAATATACCACCATTATTAAATAGAACATCTGTAGTTGTGCTACTAGCTACAGTAGTTGTACCTACAGTAATAGTACCTGCCGAAGCTGAAATAGTACAAGTGCTTCCAAGAGTACAAGTTTGCCCATTAACAGTAGTTGATTGATTTACAAGATCAGCATTTGTAACTAATCCTGTAGCTGTCAAACTACCAGTAATTGTAAAAGCTGGAGCAGTTAAACCTGTAGGTAAAGTAGTTGTAACATTTAAAACACCTGCATTATCCCATAATACACCATTATTGACACCGCTTGTTATACCGCTAACTCCAGAAGTTAAATTAACTGAAGTGACATTAACACTAACATTATTTCCAGTACAGACTAATCCTGATCCACAAGCAATGCTACCAGTCATTAAGCCTAAAGATGTAACACCAGAAGCAATAGTTGAATTTACATCAGGAGTAACTTTAATAATATAATTTACAGTCTTAGTTGGTTGAATTATAGAAGTTACATAAGGAGTAGTACCAGTATTATTAGATGTAGCAGTACCAGCAGCAAGAGGGACTGAAACAGTTGGTTCTCCTATAGCAGGAGAACTATTAAAAGAAATACCACCACCAGAACCACTTTGGACTGATCCGAAAAATACTCCTCCGTATTCTACAACATTACTATTTAATGTACCAGTAACTGTACCAGCTAATGTTGAAGTAATACTTGGTATATTAGGAGCTGTTAATGTAATACTAGCGGTTTGATTACCACCGGCCGCTCCTGATCCATTAGGAGTTTGAGAACCAAAATTAGGAGTTGTTAAATTAGAACAAGCAACTCCTCCCATTAGACAGTTACCAGCTAAATTAAATCCTCTAAAATCTGGTAATGTGAAAGTTGTTACACCATTACCATTTCCCCACATAAAGAATGTAGCATTAGTAGAAGTTGTTATATTAGCATTTACAGCTAAATTAACTGTTGAGGAAGTTTTAGAAATAACTGTAGTTACCCCACCAGAAACACAAGAAACTTCTACAGTCATTCCAATCCAAAAATTAGTGGTATCTGACAAACCACTTAAAGTTGAACTTCCAGTATTACAAAAAATAGCTTGTACTGAAGTTATAGCAGAAAATAAAGCAGCAAAAGTTGTTCTAGAAATTTGCTGCCCATAAGTGAACATATATTGATTAGGAGCAACAGGACCAGCCCATGGTTTAATTGTTCCTACTAAATCACCATCACCTGTAGCTGTTCCTCCTCCCCCTCCAGACCCACCGGGAGAAGCTGTGACTTGATCCCAAATAGTATTTCCAAGTTGATCTTGAACAATCTGGCGATAGCTACCAGAACCTAAAATTAAAGCTTTACCTGCTGCATCCAATATAACAGGATTGGTATTAGGAATTGTTTCGGCTGCATCCTGCCAAGTTGTCTTAGGAGTTGTGGTAGAGGGAATATAAAAAAACACTTGACCAGCCGTTAAAGGATGACCGTTAGCATCTAAAAAAGTTGTATAGGCTGGCGGTAAAATTGCCGCAGTTTGAGCATAAGCAAAAGTTGTGTTGGCAATAATACACAACGATAAAAAGAAAGTTTTAAAAATGGATTTCATAATTTTGATCCTATGGACCCTTGGAGTAACAATTTTTATTGGATGGAAATTTACTTTGCTCATGTTTAGCGTTGGCTTCTTTGGTGAAATATTAAGATGGTTGCTCACTGATACCAGCGAGAGTGTGAATACCTCTCTTAATCCTTTTGATAGCAGGAATTACAGCAGGAGTAGCAATACCAGTAATGATCCCACTATTATCAATGGGGAGTTTGAACTTATTTCTACTGTTCACTTGATTAATCCTCCTCATAAAATCCAAAGCAGTATCCCGTTCTCTCCCTTGCCTAGAGAGTAAATCTGCTGATCCTTCTACAGTATTTTTAATTTTATTTCTTAAAACTCTTTCTCTAATACCTTCTACTACACCTTTACCAGCTCCAATAGCTGTTGCTCCACCCGGAGTACCTGTAACTAAATCTAAAGCTGCTCCTGATGCAACTGGAGTTAAATAATGTCCCTCATGAGCCGAACCACCATATTCAGAACGCTCTTGAACCGCACGGCGTTCTGCTGTTAAACTATTTGCACTAATTGATCTTTCTGTACTTCTAAATTTAGCTTCTTTTTCAAGAGCATTTAAAACTTCATCTCCATCAGAACCAAAAGCTAATTTAATAATATCTCGATTAGCGGTTGACTTACCAAATAATCTCTGAGCTTCTGACAATTCACCACGAGTAGCTTTCTCCATCTGATCACCAATTTGAATGCGTAATCCTTTACGCATATATTCTTGTTTCTCAGGAGAAGCTGAATTAAACTCTCTAGCAAACTCATCATAATTACCACGCGGCCCAATAGCTTTTTTACCTATATCAACTCCTTTAAAATCTTCAGCTAACTTAGCAAATTTAGCATCAGCTATTGCCATATCAGGATTAATTTTTAAAATAGTATCTAATTTATTTCTCACTCTTTCAATAGCTCTATATGTACCGCTAGCTTGGCTAGTTCCTTCTTGTGGTAATTTTTCTAAAAGTCCATCAAGAGCTATCCTAACTTTATGTAATGGAGCTGTATCAGTCTTTATATTTCCCTTATTATCAAACAAATAAGACCCTATATCTTTTAAATATGAAGCTTCTGATCCAACAGCATCTTTTAATTCACTTTTTATATAATCTGCTAAAGGTTGAACATCTAAAGCCATTTTACTAGCTTTAGCTCTATTATAATCAGGAGCTGTCTGAGTTTGTCTATCTATTCTAGCAGCTTCCTTTTCAACTTCATAATCAGGCTTAGGCCCAAGTCTAGTTTCCATAATATCATGAGCAGCGTTATTAGCTCCAGCTGCTCTAGCATCAAATCTAGATTTTAAAGTTTCTGTAGGCATACCACCTTTAGATGCTAAACCACCAGCTTCAGTTGTTAAAGAAGGAGTTAGATCAGATAACGTAGCTTCATGCCCCATACGTTGTAATTCAATATGAGCTTGATCAGGAGTATAACCAGCATCAGTCAAACGAGATAAAATATTTTTAGCTGCGTTAGGATCAATACCAGAATTTTTTAAAATATTATTAGTTTTAATAGCTCTAGCTATATCTTGAGCAGAACTTATAACTTTTCCTGCTACTTTAGCTCCAGCAGCAATTACAGGACCAGCAGCGGCCCCATAAAGAGTATTTGTACCCACATTAGATACCAATCCTTCGTCATTTGCTGAATTAGTAGATGCTCCAAAAAGACCACCGGACATAGCACCATTGGCAACTAATCCTGATAATTTTCCTACAACTGGAATAGACTTAGTTGCTGCGCTAACAGCTTGAAATGGTACTCCAGTCATTAAAGGAGCAGTAGCTAAAATCTGTCCTCCCGTGCGACCAACATCAAAAGCAGTATTGTCTTTAGGTAAAGCTTCATTTTCAGCTTTTAATCTAGCTTCATAAGCATCAGCTCTTTCAGTACCACCAGTAGGAAGTACTTTAGAGATAGCTCTATCAGCAGCTCCTATTAACTGTGCTCCAGAAGCTGGAATATCTTTTAAACCTTGTACAGCACCTTTAAGTAAATCAGGATTTATATAATCAAACGTATCATCTTTTTTACCTGTATTAATGATAACTCGCTTAACATCTTTACCTATAGGAGCAGTCTCTACGTATCCAAAATTCTTATCCAAATCTTGTAAATTAACACCTTCTATTTTAGGCGTAGTTGTAGCTCCACTTGACTTACCGCCAAATGAGCTATCTAAATCATTTAAGTCTATACCTTGAAGATCAGGCATTAATTTGTTTTATCTCTCACAGGAATATCACCAGCATCTAAATGAGATTGACAAACATAAAATAGATTTTGCATTTGGTGCAAATTCTAAAGTTTTAGTTCCATCACTTTTTAAAGTTAATTCATATTGAGCTTCTTTTTCGCAGAAATGACATTTCATTTTATTGCCCCAATCCGCTAACTTGTCCTGTTTTCTTAGCTACACTTAATGATCTTAAAAATTTAGCTCCTTCAGCTTGCTCTGCTGGAGTTTTACCATTCAATGCTTTATTTCTCATATCAGCGTATAATGCTTTAGCAGCTTGAGGTTCCATCTTATCAATTGAGTAAGCTCGCTCATCCTGACTTGTGGGGAATAGAGCAGAATGCTTTCCATAATTTTGATAATCAGCACCTTCAAAAGCTTGCGGTCTAGCTATTTCAATTCGTTCACGACCTATGATTTTTTGAACCATATGAAGCAATGCAGGCTGCAATTGAGTTTTAGCATTAGCGTTTCCACTTTCTTTAACAGCTAAATCTGCATCAGAACGCGAACCTGTTTTATCAATAAACTGAGCTAAATTTTTATTCAACATTTGATAAATAACAGTAGGATTTTTTTCATCAGCTTTAATTAAACCAATATTAGCTAAATATGCTCTAGCTTTATTTAAACTTTCTGTACCAGACCCTGTAGCTACATTTTTAGCTAAATCATAAGCTTCTTCTAATGGTTTTAATGAAGTAGCTTTAGCTGTAGAACTAGCTTGATCTTGAGCGTACAATTTTTGACCTACTTCAAAATTAGCAGGAGGACCAGTTACAATAGATGGTGGAGGTTGTACTGTAGCTCCAGTTACTCTTGTAGTTGAACCGGGAGGCATCCCCGGAGGCGAAAAATTGGTGCTAGGACCGCGAATAGCTGGATTGGTGATAGGACCGGGGACAGCAGCAGGAGGACGCTGTACGGGCAGCGTAGGCTGTTGGACAGGCATTCTAGGGGCAGCGACAGGAGCAGCAGGGACCACACCGGGAGGACCAGCAGCTCCAACAATTCCCGGCTGCATATAAGCTGGATTAGGCTGTCCATTAGGTAAGGTAGGTTGATTGTTCACATTTGGTTGTGTTGGAGGCGGTTGGATAGGCATTTGAGTGGAAGGTGTAAAACCACCACCAGCAGCAGGAGAAGCTGTTACACCTTGATAGATATTAGTATTATCTTGCTGTGTTGAATTTGATCCATACTGTCTATTAATTTTTTGTTGAACATCCATCCCCCTACGCAAAGCATTATCAGAAAATGATTTAACACTAGGAGCGGCTGCTAATTCTCCCATCATATGCTGTCTAACTGGATCAGGTAAACTAAACGTATCAGCAAATTTATTTAATCTAGCAGCAGCTTGTTCTTTAGTTATTTTTGGATCATCACTCATAGATGACAATTCAGCATTCATTAAGCTGAATTGATGGTTCATTAAATCAAGTTTTGATTGACTAATATTTAATGATTGCTGCTGAATGTTTCCAAGCTTCTGCGCTAAGTCAAGTGGTGAAACTTGCATAGTTGCTTTTGGATAACTTGAGGTATCAACTGAACCTATATCAGGCATTTCATATCATCCTAAAATGTTACTGGAGTAGGACCATTAGGACCACCATAGGAAGTTGGACCTACTGCACCGGGGATAGCTGATCCGGGAGCAGCTCCATATAATCCTTTATACGCGGCATATCCTCCAACATTACCAGCTAAATTAGATATTGCTCCAGCACTTGTATTAGAAGCAGCCGCAGCAGCATTACCAGCATTTGTTGCTGCTGTACCAATCTGACCAGCAGCAGCAGTTGCAGGAGCTGCACCACCAGCAGCAGCCGTTTCACCAGTGTTAACCAATCCAGCTAAACGATTATAAGCATTAGTCTGATTAGTAACTGCATTTTGAAATTGATTTTGATAAGTGCTATCAGCTAATCCAGTAGCAAAAGTAGTAGCGCCTTTTAAAGCAGCTCCCGAAGAACCTAATCCCCTAGCAGCAGAAGAATTAGTAACAGCTCTTTCACCTTGCGTTAAATTAAATTGATAACCGGGAGTATTTCTTAACGTACTTTCATCCATTATAATAGGTGAAGTTAAAGATGAAAGTTGAGTACCTAATTGATCAGCAGCTTGACCACCAATTGCTCTATAAGGAGCAAGATTAGCGTTGGTAGTATTAAACATATTCATGGAAGTTTGAGCAGCTACATTAGCGGCTTGCTCTTGAGCAGACGCAGCTTTTTGAGCACCATAAATAGTCGCCCCAGCTCCAACTAAACCAGCGCCAATAACTGCTGTTGCTACCCATGCATTACACAAGCAAGGATCAATAAATTCAAAATCTAATTTAACCTTGTCAGATGTAATCATAATTTAAATTCCAATTGATTAGCGTTACAAAACTCTAACCATTCTTGTTCATCTTTAGCTATAAATTTAGATCGTATAATATCTATATCAGTTTCATCAGTACCATGGATTGTAGTCCAAACACATTCAGAATGAGCATAGGCAATTCGCTTGGTTCCTGCTGGCGATACTACAGTAAAAGGAGCTTCAACCTTAACAATTCCGTCCTCAGTATAAACAGACATACAACCTTTAGACAAAATATTTAATTGTTTAAATTTATGAATTTCGCCAGTTAAACAAACTCCTGCTGGTATCGTAATTTCTCTTGCGTAAACTCCTTGTGAAAAATAATTTTTAACTGGTATATCTACTTGCGGCATTTCTCGCATATAAGCTTCAGCAGCAAATATTTTAGATTTAACTGTCCCCTTAAATAATTCTAAATTCATTTATGCACCTAAAAATTGAACAGTTGCAGGGCCAGTCCAACTAACGGTATCACCAATTGAAATTGGAATAATTATTTGACCAGTTAAACCTATAACAGTAGTTCCTCTAGTTAGAGTTACTGTACTAGCTCCAGTAATAATTACAGTACCATTAGCATTTGCTGTAAAAGGATTTTGAGTAACATCAACAACTGCTGGAGCAGGTTGTACCAATTGTTGAAAAAAACTATTCCAAGGTGAAACCAGAAAACCTTTCCCTATCTCTTTTCCATTTGGTCCTTTGACACTAACCAAAGGAGCTTGCATATTTGGTACTGGTAGTGTCATGTTCTAGCTTTATTCAAACTTAAAAATCCACCATTCAAAGCAGTCTTACAATTAGCAGCCCAACTTAATTTATAAACTCTATCCCTAGCATGTCCTAATCTATTCCACATTGGCACAACTACATAATCACCAGTTTGGCCTAATGATTGAGTAATTGGATTTCCATAACTCTTACCTTTATCATCTGACCAGCTCAAACTTACTTCTGGAACTTCATTATTTAAATCTGTCCCTACTTCCATATCAGCTTCAAAGCACAATCCAGATATTCTAACATTATCAACAATATTGTGGGGAAATGTTCTAATACAAGTTATCGGTTGTCCATTATCCAAATAAGTATCTAGAGAAAGCAATAATAATTGTCCTGTTTGCCAATCACCAACTAGATTAAATCCATTAACAAACATACAACAATTAGCACGGGGACGATTAAAAACACCATTACCATCAACCCAATTCCATTCGCTCCATTGCTTAGTTCCCACATCGTATAACCATCCTTTATTAGCTGTAGGAAACACTAAAGCATAAAAAGGATGATCGCCTATTTGAAAACAAAATCCAATTGCATCACTTAAAGTTGCATAACTTTTAAATTCGTCAACTATTCTTGGTGTAGAAATTTCTGTTACATCGTATCCTTGACCTTGAACAACTATTCCATTTCCTTGCTGATCTTCCATCATAAAGAAAACTAGAACGTCCATAGTAGCTATTGAATAAATAGCTGAGCAACCATGATT